AAGAAGTTTTAATTAAAGTAAAACTTTCATTCTAATCAAATAGAATTATATTTATAAGAACCCCACTAAATGTGGGGTTTTTTGTTTCTTCATATTTATATAAAAGTATTTCTATATGCTAAAAGAAATTCCGAAATCGGATATTGTAGTTAGACCTTTCAAAGTTTATAAAGAATGGACTTTGGATGAGGATGATATTACTCCATTATATGGTACGAATCAATCGGACTTATATGATGAAGATACTGATGTTAAAAACTCAAATGGTATATCTAAAAGAACATTATACGATTCAGTAAAAGCACAATTCTATTTAAATCCAACTACGGCATCTATTTTAACTGAAGTTGGGAAGAGGCAATCCTATACATCAACTAACGAAAGAGTTATTGGTGATACCATAGGGGTAATTTCTATTCCACAACAATATTATGGTGAGGGAGTAAAGGTTGGTTCACTACAAGTTGAATATGGTTCAATTACAATAACTGATGATAGCAACTCTAATCTCATAGATTCTGCTTCAAATATTAAAGGAAATATATTTTACGATAGGGGATTGGTAGTTTTAACCGATGGTATTACGGATAGTTCAACGTTAACAAATTTTGATATTTCATACAGGTCTACAATGACTATATATGAAAACGAAATATTCTTATCAGTAAACGAAAACGAATTCAACGTATCTCAGAATCCAACGGCAGTTTATGAAGTTGGTGGTACTAAAGAAAATATTAGTATTACAAAACCAAATAGTAGACTAGTAGACCAACAATATGTATCCCAATCAATTTACAAATCTGGTGCAAAATATATTAGAAATAAAGATAATCCAATTATATCATCGATAGATGGTGTTAGTGGTGGAAGTTTTGATGATTATGAAATTAGTGGTTCATCTGACCAAACTGGTTCTTATTTAGCACCATTTATTACAACTATCGGGTTATATGATGATGAAAATAATATGGTAGCATCAGCTAAGTTACCTAAACCAATTAAATCATTACCAGATTATCCAGTGAACTTTATAGTTCGTTTAGATACTTAATGTTATATTTATAATATATAAAGGAACACAATTATGACTTTAGAAGAAAGATTAAAAAAGAACGCACCTACTCAATCAAAGGCAAACCTTAAAGGTGGAGATAAAACTAAAATAGAAGCCGATGGTGGATTGGATTTATCAAAAGATGAAAAGGCAATTGCAAAAGCAGGTGGAAGAAAGTTAGGCAATGGTGGTGGTGGATTCACTCAATCAAAACCTTACTCAAATACATTTAAATAGATTTAATGTTAAATTGGTTATGGAATGGTAACGATGTTACCGAAGATGTTATACCTGAGAGTGCCGTAGGATTTGTTTACAAAATAGAACATATTCCTTCTGGCAAATACTACATTGGTAAAAAATCATTACAAAGTGTTCGTAATGTAAAAATCGGAGTTAGGGAATTACAACGTATTAAAGAAGAACGAAAGTTAAAAGGTATACGAGGTTCACTACCCAAAAAGAAAAAAGTTAGAAAATCTTCTGACTGGCAAAAGTACTTTTCATCAAACGATTGGATTAAAGAACAAATCTCAGAGGGTAAGAACGATGAGTTTAAACGTACAGTACTTAAATTTTGTTATTCAAAGAAATCATTATCTTATTATGAAGTACATTATCAATTCGAATATAACGTACTTTCAGATGATAAATCACTCAACGGAAATATTTTAGGAAAATTTTATCGAAAAGATTTGGATAATTAAATTATTATTCGTATATTAGTACCTAATTGTATATACACAAATAATAATATTATGACTTTAGACCAAATAGCAAGAAAATACGGAATAAATAAAAATTCCCTAAACGCAAAAGATGATGGTATTAAAATAGCAATAAAATCAATCCAAGACTTAGTAAAGGGTATGGAAAATGATAAAATTGATATAAAATATATAGATGGGGTAAAGAAGTTAGGTAACTTTCTTTATGATGTATCTGATTCAACTATCGGATAATTTGGTAAATCCAAATATTTTTCGTATATTTACTTAAAATTTAATTTATGCTCTCCGCAAGAAATAAGTTAGTTGTTATAAACGTATTGGATTCTGCATTAGGTGTTGGTACATCAATGAAGGGAAATGAACAAGCACATCATTGTCCTTTTTGTCATCATCATAAGAAGAAACTCCAAATAAATTTAGATTCACAATATTGGCATTGTTGGGTATGTGATTCTAAAGGTAGAAGTATTCAATCGTTACTTTACAAACTAAACCTTGATAGAAGTGAAATCTCAAAGAGTCATTCTATATATGGTGAGTATAAACCCAAGCGAAATGAGAAGGAAGTTGAAACAATAACACTTAGACTTCCAAAAGAATTCCAATCACTTTCTAAAAAACCAAAATCAATTAATCCGATTTATAATCAAGCAATTGGATATCTTAAACGTAGAAAGATTTCTATGGATGAGGTACTCAAATATAATATTGGTTATTGTGAAGAAGGATTATATAGTGGTAGAGTAATTATTCCATCTTACAATGAGGATGGTGAGTTAAACTATTTTGTAGCTCGTTCTTTTTATGAAGATGAAAAGATGAAATATAAAAACCCACCTGTTAGTAGGGATGTAATTGTATTTGACAATCAAATAGATTGGAATGAACCCATTACATTAGTAGAAGGAGTATTTGATTCATTCTCAGTAAAACGAAACGTAATACCAATCTTAGGTAAGTTTCTTCCTAGAACTTTGAAAGATAAGATTGGTGAAAGGGGAGTAAAGGAAATTAACATATTATTAGATTCAGATGCAGTAGATGATTCTACTAAGCATGCAAACTACTTTATTAAAAATGGTATAAAGGTAAAAAACATTATACCTGATGAAATGGATGCAGGTGATATGGGATTTGATAAAGTAAACGAATTATTAAAAGAAACCAAAGAAACTGGTTGGGATGATTTAATCCTAAGTAAACTAAATAATATATGAAGGTAGAAAAGATTTACCACTTAGCGGATTTACATATCCGTAATTTAAAAAGACATAAGGAATATAGAGAAGTATTCCAAAAATTCTTAAACAACGTAGATAAAGATAACATTGAGAATTCAGTTATCTATTTAGCTGGTGATATTGCTCATGCTAAAACTGAGATGAGTCCTGAATTGGTCAGAGAAATCAGTTGGTTCTTAACCGAATGTGCAAATAGAAAACACACATTCTTAATTACTGGTAATCACGATTGTAACTTAAATAATAATTATAGATTGGATGTACTAACTCCAATTGTAGAAAACTTAGAAAATGATAGAATCCACTACCTTAAAGATACTGGTGTGTATCCCTTCCATAATATTACTTTTGTGGTTTATTCGATACTCGATAAGCAAGAGAATTGGCCAAAGGGAGAACTGGTAGAGGGTGAGAATACAATATGTTTATTCCACGGACCCGTAAATGATTCCACAACTGATATAGGATATACTGTATCATCCAATTCATTCACAACTGAAATGTTTGATGGATTTGATATGGTTATGTTGGGTGATATTCATAAAAGACAAACATTGGGAACATCAACCATAGCATATGCTGGTTCTATGATTCAACAAAACCACGGAGAATCATTAGAGAAACATGGTTATCTATTATGGGATGTTGAAAGTAGAACTTTTGAAGAATTTGATATTCCTAATGATTATGGATTCTATACATTAGATGTAAACAATGGTGTAGTTCCAACAGTTACTAATATGCCAAAGAAACCAAGATTAAGAGTTAGGGTTTCAAATACTGACCCTTCTCAGATTAAAAAGGCATTAACTCAAATAAAAAAGAAATATAAAGTACAAGAGTTCACTGTTACTCGAATGGATACCTTATCTAAACAAAAGACTGGTAACTTCGATGATAGATTAGCTATTGGAAATGTGAGAGATGTTGAATTCCAAAACGAATTGATTAAAGATTATTTGGAAAGACAATATTTGGCAGATGATGATACTATTGATAAGATTAAACAAATCAATAGAGAAATAAATACAAAGTTGGTTGAAGAAGAGATGACACCAAACGTACAATGGGTTCCTCATCAGTTTGAATTTTCTAATATGTTTTCTTATGGTGAGAACAATAAGATACGTTTTGATGGTATAAATGGTATAGTAGGTATATTCGCTCCTAATGCTTCAGGTAAATCATCTCTATTCGATGCACTATCCTTTTGTATATTCGATAAGACGAGTAGAACGTATGTAGCTAAGAACGTACTTAATAATAGAAAGAGTAACTTCTATTGTAAACTTCACTTTAAAATAGAAGATGTAGATTACTTTATTGAAAGAAGAGCTAAACTAATTAACAAAGGGAGAAACCTCAAAGTAGATGTATCCTTTTGGAGAGAGGATGAGAGTGGTATCCATTCATTGAATGGAGAGCAGAGGAGGGATACCAACTCTATCATCCAACAATACTTAGGAACCTATGAAGATTTTGTATTAACTACACTTTCACTTCAAGGTAACAATTCCCTATTCATAGATAAATCACAAAGTGAGAGAAAAGAAATACTTGCTCAATTTATGGGTGTGGATATCTTCGATAAACTTTACTCACATGCTTATAATGAGAATAGAGATAACGCTTCTTTAATTAGAAAGTTTAAAAGAGATGATTTTACTCAACAATTAGCTGATATTCAAATTAATTTAAAGAAAGCAGAAGCTGAATACAAATTAGAAGAAGTTAGTTTAACAACCGCTAAAGAAGAGGTGGAGAAGCACAATCAGAAATTAATCTCTCTCAACGAAAAAATTGTAAAAGTTAAATCCGACAATTATTCTAAAGAAGAATTAGAAACAAAAAAATCGACTTCGGAAACTTCGTTAACCGAATTGATATCTCAAAGAGATAAGACACAATCTAAGATTGAGGAGTTTGAGGAAACCCAAATCCAATTAGAAGAAAAAATCGATTCGTTTGATGAGGAGGAAATCACCGAAGGATATGATTTGTTTAACAAATATACATCTGATTTAAAAGATTTAAATAATGAATTAGATAAGTTAAAAATCAGAGAAGATTCTTTATTAGAACGAATGAAGCATTTGGAATCCCATAAGTATAATGAGGATTGTGATATTTGTATGGAAAACTCCGAATCAATCATTGATGCTAAAGTAGGAGTAACTGCAGATTTAAGTATATGTTCAGTTAATAAAAAAGAAATGTTAGAACAAAAGGATGTTTTACTTCTTGCTATTGATTCACGTAAACGTTATTCGACTTTATTGAAACAACTTAATAAGTTTAAGGGTGATGAAACAAAAGTGAGTAGAGATATTAACATACTTATCAACAAGTTATCAACATTTGAAACCAAAGA